AGATTTAGGCAATGCTACAGTGACGGCACTCAACAAGGAACTGGAGATCCACAGTCCATCAAAGAAAACAAAAAAAAGCGGTAAGCACGTTGTTGATGGGCTTGTAAAAGGCGTCAAGTCTAACTCAAAAAAAGCTAAAAAGGCAGGAAAATCATTAGCTAAATCAGCTGCGAACACAAAAACGTTCAAAAAAGCTTCAAAGACTTATGAGAGTGCTACAAAAACTTTTTCTAACAATATTACGAGCACTATTCAGTCGATGAACAGCAAAATCAATGATCTTAACAAGCAATATAGTGATGCTGTAAAAAGTCGTGCTGACTCTTTAAAAACTGGAATATTTGATACATACTCAAAAGATTCTCCTGTTTTCGGATATACACTGACAAGAAATCTACAGTCACAAGTTAATGACTTAAAAGAATATTCAAGCGTAATGAACTCTTTGCGTTCAAAACTCGGACGTAATTCAGGGCTCTATAAAGAGCTTGAGAAGATGGATGTATCATCATTGAATAGCTTAAAAGCCATCAACGGCATGACATCATCTGAACTCAAAAATTACGTAAGTCTTTTCAATCAGCGAGATTCTTTGGCTAATTCGCAGGCTCAAAGGGATAACGATTTGTTAAAATCCTCTATCAATTCTCAGATTGCACAGGCTAAAAAGGATGTACAGAATCAAGTTGAATCGCTGAAAAATGAGTACATCAAAAAGCTTAGATCGGCTGGCGTTGTTACCAAAAAACAGGCAAATACATTAGGCAAGCAGCTGACTGCAGGCATCAACGCAGGAATAAAAAAAGGTCAGACTAACCTATTCAACACGATTAATAGTCTTGGAAGCAAGATGCTTAAGAAGCTTAAGAAAAAGCTTAAGATCCATAGTCCATCACGCGCATTCAGAGACGAAGTGGGTATCATGACCGCAAGAGGACTTGCCGAAGGTATTGAAAAAGGAGCTCCTAATGTCTATCAGACACTTAATAAGCTCAGCGACAATATGCTTAATACGTCTATCGCATTAGCGCACGACGTAGGCTCTTCAAAGACTTCGACAGCTATCATTCAATCCTCAAGCAATACAGACACTAAGATTGATACACTTATCACTCTCATGACTAAAATGTTAGAGAAAGACAGCAATGTCTATATCGACAAGAAAAGCCTTGTAGGAACTATTAGCGATGAGATGAATAGACAGCTGGGTGCCAAACTTAAATTACTGTAAAGGGGTGATCAAATGCAACTGACAGATCAAAGCGTCAACTTTGGAATTTACAATTCTTATGATGAATGGGGACTTATTTTAGAAGATTATGACATTTCATATCCTGAACAGAAAAAGGAATTCGTTGAAGTTCCCGGAAAATTTGATACATACATAGATGCTACATATAGTTTGACTAAATATCCCATCTTTGGGAGACGAACAGGAAAATTTACGTTCAAAATCTTTAATTCAGTGATTCCTTCAAAATTTGAAACATGGCAGTCATTAGCTGACGATATCGCCAACAAAACTCATGGGAAAAAAATGAAAATCATCCTCAATGAAAATAAGAGCTTTTTCTACGAGGGATATGTAAGTATATCAGACAAGAACTTGCGTGATTCTTCGATTGGAAAGTTAGAGATTGAGTGTGATTTATATCCGTACAGGAAATCTATAAGAGAATCAGTTTTTAGATGGAATGCAAGACCAGGATCTAAAATACCTTCCACACTAAAAAGGATGAATTTTGGAAGAATGCCAACGAAGGTACGAGTAGAACTAGTAGGCAACATTAGAAACGATGTAAATATATTAGTGCATGATAGAGAATCCAATACAACTGAGACATATTCATATAACTTATATCGCTCTTTTAATGTTTGGGGCTCTATTTATGATATTGAACTTTCAGGCTATGGCGAAAATGACAATTTTAACATTATTCTGAGATACGAAAGAGGGGAATTCTGATGTACAATATTATCTATTTTTGTTCAGTAGATAATCTTTCCGATGAAGAAATAAATGAGCAGATTGAGAATGATACATATGATGTGAATCAAATGACTGATGATACAGTCTTCTATGATCCTTTGGATCCAGCAAAAAGGATTTACAGTGCAACGATTTCAAAAAAAGAGAATGAAGCTGATGTTCTGACAATTGAAATCAATAACAATCATTTTCTTTTTAATACAATCATTGAGAGAGTTGATCCTCTCAATCATTATTTTAAAGTCTATAGAAATGATACAAGAAAAGATGAAGATTGCATCTTTTACGGCAGAATGGTGTCTTTTGAAAGAACTTGGAATAATCGCATTAAATTAACATGCGAAGGTGCCTTAGGTTTTCTTAAAGACAACTGGTGCTTTATTACTAATCAGGAAATTGATAATGGCAGCGTCTATAAAAACATACTTCTTAATAAGGTGGGACTTTTTCCACGCGGAGGAAGAAAAATCAATATTGCTGATGGAAGAGAAAGATATTATTCGAGATCAATATGTGAGCGTATAAACAAGACGCCACGAAAAATCAACAATTTTTATGTTGACGGCGTAAAAGTTGACAGTTCAAACATAAATGAATTCTTTTCTTATGCCCGAGCCGATTACAACGACTTCGATATGAGCACTTCTGAAGAATATAAGACAATGTCTAATTATGATGCAATGCAAAAATGTCTGAATGCAAAAGATATAAAAGCATATGCAACTATAGACACAAGCGAGTGTACTCTTCCTGATTACGTAAGAGGAATAAATACTGATAATGTTGTAGACGACGATAGAGCTTTAGTCGCAATTCATTATCTAACTGATTATCGTGATACTGACAAAATTATTGAATTTGGCAAAAATCTTATTGATTTCACTGAATCAATCTCAGAAAGTGATAGATATACAGCAATGTATCCTGAATTCTGGAATAGTGTAAGCTCAACTCAAATCGATGCTACAAATTACTATGCAGACGCGCAAGTTGAAGACTATGGCATTATTGCACACATCAATGATATGACTAAAGCAGCTGAGCAGTTTGGTGATGAACCGCAAATCATAAGAGACATCATTTATAGAGAAATCTCTAAGCAGATTCCAACAAAAACACTTAACATCTCATTCATTGACTTATCAAATTTCGGCATAGATGCTGATGAGATAAGACTTTATGACAATGTAAGGATATTGAGCAAGCCTCATAATCTGGATATTGTGCTCCCTGTCACAGAGATTCATTACGATCTAAAAAATCCACAGGATTCAATTGTGCAGTTGGGGAAGACATTTAGTACACCAATCACGAATTACATAAAGGAGATGAGATAATGTATACATTCAATGTTGATGATCAAGTGCTTGCTAAATATGATACAACAGCTTTTGCAACTAATTCAGTGAATGCGCCTAAGCTCTATTTCAGTTTAGGCGATAACTGGATTGATGGAATTACAATCGTAAGATTTACTGATTCATCATACACAAAAAAGTATGATGTAGTAATGGAAAAAACAGGCGATTTAGGATACGTTAGATGTCCAGCTGAAGTTATGACGGATTCGAGATTTTATATTGCGTGCAAAAATACACTTGATGATGAAGTGCTTACGACTAACGAGATTGTCATCAATGCTGAAAAAAACAATTTCAGCGAAAGCGGACTAACACCATCTCAAACGCAATCACTGGAAGATCAGCTTTTAGCAAAGATGAATCAGATCAATAACATTAAAACAGGATTAAAAAAATGCTTGACTGTATTTAAGCAGGCTATCTATAAAGATGATGCAGATTTCACAATCTTGGAAGAATTTGAAAATTATATCAATAATCTTTAAAAAAAGGAGGAAAAAACAATGTTGAAACACGCGGTACTGTGTGAACACACACACACACACACACACACACACATCATATTACAAGGAGGTTACAAAGCGTAGCCTTCTTTGTGAAGGGTGGTGTCAGTGCTTAGCACTTGATGGAAAAGGTGATATTCTATGAAAGATTTCTATGGAAATTATGCTAATGCAAATCCAAAATTAGATTTCACACATTCAATTACAATAATCGAAAATAGAAATACAGGTGATGAAATAAGCAGAAATTTTACACCGAATAAAGACGGTATTATAATTCTTTATCTTAAAACAATTAAAGATTCATATATGTATGCCCAACTTACAAATGGGAATGTTTTAGGTTCGTTAAGCTGGGCGGCGCAACAAACATCAAACAAAGATTTACGAACTATTATACCTATCAATAAAAACCAAGAAATACGTTGTTGGGGCAAATGGTGTGATTTTTATTTTATTCCATATTTATAACATAGAATATCATAAATAGTGCAATCACGCTTTCTATGAAAGATTTTAATGGGAATTATTACAACATCAATAATAAATTTGATTATTCAAAATACAAAAGTATATGTTCTTTTGGTGATGACTCGTCAGTAAGTGGCAGTAGATTTATTAAACCTGATAAAGATGGTATCTTTATTTTGCACGCTTATGGTTATAATAACTGCAAGTGTGAAATTTGGGATACTACAGATCCAAATGCTACAATCATTTTAGGTTCAATCTCACAAGCGCTGCAAAATAGCAACAATGGGCCAAGAAGAACCATTGTACCGGCTACAGCTGGTAGATCGTATGAGATTTATTCAGGATCTAGAGGTTGTCAGGTGTGGTATCTTCCATATTTATAAAGTGACATCACATTTTACGCTAAAACTTTAAATGAAAAATTTTGATGGAAATTATGTTAATGTAAATCCAAAATTGGACGTGACTAAAAGCTATGTAATATATAGCAACACAGTTGACGATACAGAAGTTCAAAGAGAATATACACCTGTGCAAGACGGTGTTGTTATTATCACTTGCTCGTTTAGGCAGGGTGCAAAAGTGTATCTTGAAGTCACAACTGAATCGGGTGAAATAAAACGACTTGGTTCGATTGTGCAGTCCGCAAATTCAGCAGGAGCAGACAACCAGGTACTGACAGTTCCTGTTTCAGCAAACAAAAAAATTATAGTAAAAGGAAAAAAATATTCAGCTGAGTATATTCCATATTTATAAAACGATACTAAAAATTTGAAAGGATGATAAAAAGAGAGGTTAAAAGCTCTCTTTTTTAAATGTAAAGGAGAAAAACAAAAATGATTGAAATTATAAAGATTGTTGAAAAACTGCATTATGTAAATTTTGGGTGGGCTTTTCTGCTCCCTGTCATTTTGATGGCTATAGATATTATTACAGGGTTCGCTAACGCATGGGCTTCAAAAGAAGTACAAAGTTCCAAAATGCGAAATGGCATTGTCAAAAAGGTTGGCGAAATGATGCTTATTGTTGCCGTCGGAGTAGTATGCTATGCGGTAATGCTGCCTGTTGAAATTTTGTATTGCGTAAGCTTCTATATTACTTTCATGGAGGGGGTATCGGTACTTGAAAATCTTGATTTGGTAGGAGTACCTATTCCTAAAAAGATTGAAAATGTCATCAACAATGTAGCAAATTCTATCTCGAACGGAGAAGACATTGAAGAGCTGAATGAAAAGATTAAAGAGATGAATGAAATGATTGATGAGTACATGAAAAATAAAGACAAGGAGTAGTAGATAGTATGTCAAACAATGCATTAAGCTATTTTAACGGTGGTAAAAAATCCGCTTACTGTCCAGAAGTCGAAGCTTACGCTAAAGCACATAAGCGATTTGTTGACAAGAAGAGCGGGAAAAAAGGTGACGTGGCTCTTTTCGATTTTGGAAAAGGCAGAGCTTCGCACACTGGAATTGTCGCTAAAAAGACAGTTTTAGGATACATAGTAATTGAAGGGAATACTTCTTTAACTTCAAATGACAATGGTGGAAAAGTCATGAAAAGGACAAGAACCACGAAGCATATTCGTGGTTTTTATCGTCCAAAATATGACGAATTAATTACTGCTGATATGATTGTTGCAAAAGCTGAGTCACAGTTAGGCACAAAAGAAGTACCGTCTGGCTCAAATAAAGTAAAATATAATACTTGGTATTACAGCAAGGAAGTAAGCGGTTCGGCTTATCCTTGGTGTATGGCTTTTGTGTCATGGGTATTTGCTCATACAGAAGTAAAAGCAAAAGCAGTATCACATAATACCGCTACCGCAAAAGCCACAAGTTCAAGCACTTCAAACAAGAATGTTGGCACTTCCAAGACTAAAGTTGCCACTCCAAAGCTTAAATACTCAAAGACGGTAGAAGAATACCAGAAAGCTTATAACGTGTCTTACAGTCCAAAAATCAAGCTTGCGGAAGACGGACTCGCAGGGAAAAAGACTAAAGATACATTTGAAAAGGTTGATTTGTATAAAGGCATCAAGCATAAAGCGACTATCGTTAAATTCATTCAGAAGAAGGCAGGTTTAAGCGGTAGAGACGTTGACGGAATTTTTGGAAAAAATACCGAAGCAAAAGTAAAAGCATATCAGAAAAAACATGGGATTCCAAATACAGGAAGAGTAAAGAAAAAAACCATCAAGAAGATGGTGCTAGGATGATTCTGTGCATAATCAAGTCAAAAGCACCTGATGTTAACAACAAGATTTATGGAATGTTTCTATATTCCAAAATTCATCCTGTAGCCAATGAGACTGGAAAAACAGTAACTATAAAGTATGGTGATAGAATGATAACATTTGACAAGAAATATATTCTAAAAAGCTTGTAAGAGAGATGAACTAATTTCATCTCTCTTTTTTTGTTGCTGAAATATAATTTTTCCAACAAATTTCATGTTTTCTATTTACATACGTACGTATATATGTTAATATAATAGTGGAAAGAGGGAGAGGAGATTTCCCTAAGGAAGAGGAGAAAGCGAAAATGGAAGAAAAAATGAAAATTGAAAAATTAAAATCATTATTAAAAGGCGAATGCATGAATGAAGAAGAATATAATGAGTACAGTGATTTTATAAAAGAGCATTTGGCAAGTGCAAGTGTATATAGATTAGCCTTGACAGATGAATACTTAACGTATGTGTATGATGAATCTAATCATCTTGAAAAAGCTTTTGAGGATGTCTATATGATTTGTGATAGAGACGTTGCTGTTAAAAAAGCAAAAGAAATAGCTGAAGAATGTAGATATATGCTTGATGAAGACTTAATAAAAAATTGTGGAATCTCAATTTTTTGTGACGGTGAGTATATCGATGAAGTAGAAATTTAAAAGGAGAAATGACTATGAAATACCAAACTTATGAAGAACTATTAGAAGAAATCGGAATGGAAGAAAATGGTGACGGTGTTAGATGCTTGTTAGAAAGCATCTACGGCGAAAACAAAGGAGATAAATTGTTTAATGTGTGGATGTCAGGAAATGAAGCACGTTTTAAAAGATTAATTGAAGCAGAAGCAAAATAATAAAAAGGAGATAAAAAAATGGATTCACGAACAAAAGCGAATCTGAAATACAAAAGAAAAAATATTAAACAGATGAAGTTAGATTTGAACAGAAACACTGATTCAGACATAATAAATTTTCTGGATCAGTGTGGAAATAAACAGGGCTACATTAAAGCCCTGATAAGAGAAGACATGAAAAAATCGAGGGCAAAATAGCCCTCTTTTTCGTGGCATGAAATTGACATGAAATGCATAAAAAACCATGCAACAGAGAATAATAGAAAGCATAAAAAACAGCTATTTAATAGTCTTTTAACGTCAACACAAAGCTAAAAATCGTTTCCCATCTTGAGCACCAGTAGACTAAAAAGCCCTTTGTTAAGGGCTTTTTTATTTTTGTGGCATGATTGTGGCATGATTTTTTAGAAATCATCAAGAATATTGAGCAGTTTGTTGTTCTTGTTGGGAAACATGTGTGCATATGTTTCTTCTATGACACGTGGGCTGTTTCCGCTGAAATTGCTTATCTCGAAAGCGTCCATTCCGTTATTTATAAGCAGTGAAATGAAACTATGTCTGAAATCATGAATACGAATCCTTTTGAAATTATGCTTCTTGCATAATGCGTCGTTATAGCGTCTGATTCTCTTTGGATCCATTGGGCCCATTTTTTTGGTACGAGGATTGAACAATTCAATGATGTATTTTGAATCAGGATATTTTTCATGATGCTCTTTTAGTTCTTTTAATAGCAGAGCATTCAATGGCACGTGACGTACTGACCCATTCTTGGTGCCTTCCAGGATTGTATGATCACGATAATTATATCGTGAATGTACATACAGCATGCTGTTGTTGATGTCTTGCCATGTCCTGGCAGAGAGTTCGCCAACACGCATACCAGTAAAATAGAGAAGATCAAAGGCTAAGAGCATAGTATCATCATCAATCAATGACCTGAATTTTTTATATTCATCTTTTGTGTAATACTGCATCACAACCTTCGTCTTGTTTTTATGTACAAAATCAAGTGAATCAAAAGGGTTTCTAGCAATATATTCACGCTGACAGCAAAATTTAAGAAAGGACTTAAATTCAGTCTGGACATGTACAATCATGCGTTCAGACAGTTCAGATTCAATTAAATGCTTCTGAAATCGCTCTATAGCATGAACATTGATGTTTTTTATCTTTATGTTCCCGTAAAACCCGATTATATGCTTATTGAGAGTGTTTTGGTAGTCCGCCACGGTTCTTGCCAAAACACGCGTTTCCTTATAATCTAAATAGTGATCAATAGCAGTAACAAGTGTTATTTCAGATGATGATGTTGAATTTAAGAGTCTTGCTTTAGCTTCATGTCTCTTTGCCTCTTCAGCGCTGGAGAAACCTCGCTTGTGATACTGTCTAGCAGTTCCAAAGCTATCAACATAGCTGAAAGCGACTCTATATCGCTTTCCTTTCTTTGTTTGATATGAATAAACAGGCATGATAATTATACTATAGCTAAATTACATAAAGCTATTTTTCCTTTCAGCCATTCCGCTATTGGACTGGCATTTTTTATGAGGTCCTACACTATTTAAATTCTTTAATGAGAAGCTTAAGCACACCGACTACTCTAAAATTGATGTCATTTAGATCAATTACAATCGGATCGTAGTTCCGATTCATTGGAATAAGCTGTATGAAGCTTTTTCCGCTCTTGAATTTTTTGCAAGTAGCTATTCCATCATCGATGCAGAAGCTTCCGATTTGATTGTCTTCTATAAAAGAAGTTTTTTGAAAAACAAGAAGATCGCCATCATGTATTCCTGCATCAATCATTGAATCTCCTTTTGCTCTCTGTGCAAAGTAATCGGATGAA